GCCTTAAAGTTATATTTAATTTTATTAATCATAAATTTAATTTTATATGCATGAAGTAATAAGTTTTTCTTGTAAAGGACCTATTTGTAATGTAACCTCACCAGTTAAATTTCCACCAACAAATTCAGTTACGTTTGGATATCCACTAATTACTATATTTCCAATATCAAATAGTGCTTCTTGTTGTGTCTTTGAGAAAAACCATCTACCACCTGTTGCACCAACAGTAGAAATAACGTTACCAGATACAGGAGATCCACCACCACTGACACCACCACCAGCTCCAACTATTTTTCTACCTTTATAATCAGGAACATTAAATGTGATACCAGAAGCAGATCCAAAATCTTCTGGAGAATAAGATCCACCAAGTCCACCATACTTGTCTTCAATAACCTCATATAATAGTGGATAATCCTCTGCATTATATTCAGATCCATCACAATATAACCAACCAGGATATTGCATTTCTGGATCGTCAGCAGTTGTATTAGATGTGTTAACAATTTCAACTCTTGCTGTTCCACTACTGCCTGGTTGAGAAATATAAACTACATCTCCATTAGAATAACCATAACCTTGTTTCTTAACAGTAACAAAATTCACACTACCATTTAAGTTTGCTGCAATACCAACAGTCAGTCCAAATCCAGTGCTTGATGCTACCCTAATTGTACCATTAGAACCTAAGTCAGTAATATTATAATATTTTCCTACACTAATATCTCCATTACTTCTAGTAAGTTTAATATTATTTGCGTCAACAACATCAACTAAGAATTTAAACCCTTTATCAATACTAACTCCACCAACACCATTTAATGCTAATGTTGGTGTTGCTGTTGCATCGTCGTTACCACCACCACCAAGTAATGTAACAACAGGAAATTGATATCCTGAACCACCATTAATAACATTGATTGCAGTCACTGTTCCTGTATTAGAGTCAAACTCTGCTTGGAATGTTCCAGCAACAGTAGGACCACTACCATTATCAGTTACTTGTACAACTGGTGGAGCTGTGTAATTAGTGCCAGCATTGTTAACAGTAATAGAAAAAATAGATGCTCCTAATTTAGTTTGATTTGGAGCTTGATCTGTTGCAATGACTGTTAGTTGATCACCTTCAACGAAAGGATGGTTAGGAATATTAACATTATCTGTTCCTACTTCAAACGCTGTTCCTGCAGGAATATTAAAATCTATTGGAGTTGTAGGATAACCAGCGATTGTTCCTAAGTCAGTCACATATCCAGTACCACCACCAGCACCAGAAACAACTTGTCCTAAACCATTAACATTTACTACACCATTGTCTGTAACCTTATCATCCGTTGCTTTAAAAATAGGCACAATAGCACCGATTGGCATTGTAGAGTTGCCAAATGTTGCTTTGTCTGTAAGAAAATTAGAACGTACGTTTCTTGACATTTTAGGTCTTAATTAAGTAATCTACCATAACAAAAGGAGAGATTAGATTATCAATCTTTGTATCAGTCTCTGGTTGAATAGAAATAGAAGCACTCATCCCATCAGTAGAAATAAATGTTTCTGGTATATCTATCTTATAATTAGTCAGTCCAGTTGTGTAATTAATAGTGTGTGTATGTTGCGTAGGATCACTATCATAATCAAATGCTTCAGTGGTCTCAACGATGTTTGAAAGTTGAGGATATGCTACAGTATTATTATTACCAACATTGGTATCTACTGGCATAACATCATGTAAAGATTGTGCGTGACTATACGCTGCACCATCAGTTAAGCTACCAAAAGATGTAGTAGAAACTCTAAGACTGATTCCTCCAGCACCAGTAGAAGGTGCACCACTAATATTTTTTCCTTGAACATCAGGAAAAGTTAGAACATCACCTGCTTGATAATTCTCACCAGCATCAACAATAGCTAAAACTTTATATCTTGTATTTGTTGCACTACCACCAGCACCTGGCCATGCTTCAGCACGAACTAGAACTCTAAATCCAGTTCCATTACCGCCGTTTAAATCAACCTCAGATGAACCAAAGTCAGCTAAACCAGTCCAGTTTGCAGCATATGTTGTATACGCCCATTGTCCGAGACCTTTACCATAATAATCTGCTCCTGTATAATTAGGTAAAATATCAAGACTTTCATATAATTCAAAAGATTGTACAACACCACTAGGACCTGTTGCAGCAGTAGGAATATCATCAAGATCAACACCTTGACCACCTAAAACATAATTTGGAGGAGAAAACCAAGTTGTTCCTGGACAACCAAACTGTTGTCTAACAGTTATAAATCCAACTGAAAATGTTTGCCAACATTCACCCTCTGGAGTAGTATTATACGTTGCACCTTTTCCAGTAGGCACAAAACAACTGTTAATAAATCCACTACAACCTCCCTTACAAATACCATAATATTCAAAAGAAGCTGAAAGAAAACCACCACCAGCAATATAATTACCTGCATTCCATACTACTGTTTGTCCATAATGTTTACATGCAGGTTGAGGTCCATCAGGATCACCAGAATCTGTAGCATCATACCAATTTTCAGCACCAATTGTAGATGCGTTGTTAAAATAATTTAATTCAAATACATCACTACCTTGACGTCTAAAAGTTCTACATCTTAATGTTGTAGTGTAATGCATATGTGGTAGGAAACCAGTTATAGCAACTACTTCTTCATCAGGTCTTCTAGGTCTGGTAAAACCAACATTACCTGTAAGAGTAACAGTTCTGGGAGGAACTCTAAACTGTCCTACCATATCAACAACTGCATTAGATCCCACATTTGATGAGACATTGACGCCAACACCAGATCTTTCAACAGTTTGACCAGCAGCATTAGTGACTGTATTATCATTAATAACACCTTGATCAGATGCAGAACTAGCTCTGATAAATTTAGATCTTAAGTCTGGTACTTGAAATTGTGTATCTAATAAACTCTGGTCTGGTTGTTTAAATGCACATTCAGAACCTGTTCCAAGAATTTCTGCTAATGCTGGATACACTGTTGAACTATAGACTCCACCATCACATCTTAAATAACCAGAAGGAAGAAGTTCAGCACTATTTCCTACGTTAGGATCGTTTACTTCCAACTCTTGAGGAAAAGCAATCAACGTTCCTGTTGTTGTTCCAATCTTTGTTCTTTCTTGATTTAAAAATGTTGCCATTTTAATAAGCTCTGATAATCATTACCACAGTTTGTGACGGAGTTTGATTGTCCATAAGAATATTTAACGCATCAGGAATGTCAGAAACATTAACTGTATATGACTGTACGTTATTTACAGCAATATTTGGTGGAATTCTAAGACCACCAATGTTCATTGAAATATCAAAACTAAAATGATTATGTGTTGATACAGTTCCATCAGTAAAATCTTGTCCAATAGAACTGACGTTTGTTGCATATGTTGTACCAACATTACCATTTAGATAGTTTGGTCTACCAAAAATACTAACTGGAGGAGGAAACACACCAGTTACTTGTCTCATAGAGTGATCATAAGGACCAGAATTTGTTGCTTGGTTATATGTGGTAGTAAATGCATTTGTGTATGCACCATGAGCAGGAACTTGAATTTGTTTATTTGCTGTTGGAATTCTGTCCTGTGTAAAAGTTTTTGCTTCTTCTGTTAATACTAGAGTGTTTTCATCGTAATATGTCATACTACCAGATGAATTTGGCCAAACATCTTCAGTATCAGTGTTTTGAATACCAGTTAAGTTTGCAGACTGATAATCTGCACCAGAAAGTGATGCAATTGGTGCTTCAAATATCTGAACATATCTACCATCAGGACGTGCTGTTGTGTACTGTCCTGAGTGTTTGTGACCAGGTGTATGATCAATGCCCAATTTTCTACCAATAGTGTAATATGTTTTAGACCATGTAGGATCATTCAATGTAAGACCTTGAATTTTTCCTGCCATTGTATCAATTGGATCTAGTTGAAATTTTAAATCTGTATCAGCACTGTAGATAGTTGGAGGAGTAACGCCAGTGCCATCATCAGAAATCAAATCTCCAATCACAGACTCAGCATCAGGTTGTCCAAATTGATACTTTGTTTGTTGTAAATATGATTTTTCAAGATCAATCATTGCCCTACCATTTAAGTTAGGAACTCTAAAAACATCTCCATCTTCATAATCAGGAAAATTACCAACAATAGAATCTTCAGTAGGACCATAAGTGTTTCCAATCATAGATGCTAATAAAGGAAAATCATTAGCTGCAAATGATCTACCATCACAAACAATCCATCCATGGGGTATATTATTAGGAAGATTACCATCACTAGACTGTCCACTCCAAGGCATGATAGTGCCTACGGGAGAGGACTTCATAGTTTTTAGTCTGTTGTAAAATGCCATTATAGTTCAGTTAACCACCAACCTTGATAGACAGCAGGGATAAAGTTATCACCATCTGTTTGTCCGACAAAAATAAGTCCGAAGGATGCATTTCTGTTTTGAACAACTAGTTCACCAGATGCATATGGTGAAGACAAACCACCCAACTTAGTTCCTGAAGTATCTCCCTGAACTGCTACTGGTTCACCTCCAATGATTGGAGCACGAATTACAAGTGAGTTGTTATAAGTTAACGCTCCTGCAACTTCAGTAATTCTGATGACATCACCTGTCTCAGGATTAGTTGGAAGTGTAAGTATGAGAGAACCAGTAGAAGGAGCTACCGCTACAATATAATTTATATTGACAGACAGAGTAGA